CCCGGAGACCGTCCCCATCTGCTTCCGCGCCCACTTCAAAACCCAGATCCTCGTGGCGCGCATGGGTGGCCTTCCCGGCCTCGCGTGGCATTATCTGCCTGTCGCCGTGGTCGCGACTATTGTCATGATCATTTGGGCCTGGAAGGACCGCCGGGGACGGCGAGAGTGAAGGCGCCACTTGCTCCTGCTGCATAGCCACGTTCGATCCACCGTCTGACGCGCGGATCCAGGCCGTAGTCCTCATTCGACATGTAGTTGCTCGAATATTTCTTCGCATAATCCCCCGCAATCTCCAAAACCTTGTAAAGGGGAAAGTTGGCCTGCTGCAGGTACAACCCCACATTGAAGTTCGAGACATCGCGAAACTGGCGCAACTGCAAGTAGTCCGGAACGTCCTTGTCTGGAATCCAAAGCCTCTGGTAATCGAACCGTCCGCCTTGGGCGAGGTCCTTGCGGACCAACTCGCGGCCGTATTCCATCATTTTCCCAGGGTTCATCAGGACCTTCCAGAACAGTTCCCGACCGGCCGCAGCAACCTCGCTGAGTTCTGCGACAGGCGACATCAGGAAGCCCGTTTTCGAGTCTTCGCTTGGGACGCTCCTACCGTTCGGCAGGATCACGATCTTTCCCTCGTTCGAGCCCGTGGCCGTCTTCGCCATCGCGGCTTGAAACTCAGGACTTCCCGGAACTGGCTCGACGTTTGGCGCGATGCCTCGTTGTCCTACGACTGGCACGAGATGGCGCGCAGCCTCGTACTCCGGGCTGCCCGGAACCGGCTCCGTAAGTGGCGCAGTCCCTCGGCGTGCCTTGGCTAACTCTTGCTGCTGCGCGACCTGCGTATCGCGATCGGCTCCGGTCGGACCATCTTCGCCGACACGGACAAGATTCGGATCATCAGCCAGTTGACGCAGCACGCCGCCAACGATGCCGCGAATGTCGGCCATGGCTGGCAGCCTGCCCTCGACAGCCTCGAACGCGCCGAGCAACCTGTCGAGCTGTTGCCGAGAGGTCCGGGCCTGCGGTCCGTCGGGATCGACGTTGGCGTTGCGCAACCCCTCTCCGAGGAACAGGCGGCCGAGACTGTGTCGCTCGAAGGTTGGATCAGACTTGCCTTCGGCAAGAGCCGACTGGATTTCGGTCAGGCGTTTAAAATCGCTGTCGCCGAGCGACAGGCGGTATTGCGCGAGATCGATGCCGGCGAAGTTTTCTGGTTCGCCCACCGCCTGATCATCGAGACTTTCGTAAAGGTCACGATCCGTGACGACGCGGCCGCCGTTGATCGCCGCGGCATCCAGTTGCTCGGTCTGCTTCGGGCTCAGCCCATCGCGCAGCTCCGTCGGCATCGCCAGCAGCGGCGCGGCGGGATTCTTGCCCAGCCAATCGAGAGCCCCCATGGCCGCGCGGCCACGCGCCGCCTGCCACGCGCGATCGGCACGCGCATGTTCGATCCAGGCCATTCTGGCCACCTGCGCCCGCACCTCAGGCGAGGCATCCGGTGGCGCCAGCTCGGCGGCACGCGCCTGATAGTCTTCGAGGTCCGGGCGCCGCGTGGGATCGTCCGGTGTGTCAGCCAGACCGGCCACGACATCGGAAACCCGCCGCTCCTCGCGTGCCCGCTCGATCTTGCGCTCGACGGCGGCCTGCCGCTCCGGCTGCATGACGTCCCGCGCGTGATCGTAGAGCTTCGCAGCACGGTCAGGGTCTTGGCCAATGGCCTGCTCGATCGCACCGGCATAAAGATCGCTCAAGCCCTGACGCACGGTCGTGTCGGTTTGGCTGTCCTCCCAGCCTTTGCGCTCCCCTTGGTAGCGCAGCTCGTTCACCGCCGCGCGTCCCAGCACGCGCAACTGCGCCGGATCGTGCCAGGCTAGCGCCGCGTCCTGTTGCAGGCCGGCGAGGCGCTCGGTCACGATGCGGTCGTCGAGCTCGGACGTCGCCTGCTGGGCGATCCGGCCAAGGTCGCCGGTGGCGCGGTCGAGTCGCGTGTCGATCAGCGGTTCGAGGACGGCCCTCTGGCGTGGGCCGATCGCTTGCGCGAGATAACGATCTTTGAGTTCGCCCAGCATCGGCAGGGCGTCGGCGATCCCGCCCAGCGCCTCCTCCGCGCCCTTGGCCGCGAGCCCCGTCGCCGGGTCGTGCAGGAGGTTGCGGACGTCGCCCGCGAAGCCGGTGTCGAGCTGACGGGCGAACATCTCGTCAGCCTGGATCGAGGTTGGATCGTCGCCCCCAATGTCATTGAGCGGCCATGCTTCCGCTTCCGGCTGCGCCACGGGCACAGTCGGGTAGATGGTCGTTGCCATGTCTGTTCTCCGGGTTAGCGGCCCACCAGGGCCTGGAGGGCGTTCTTGCCGCCGCCCACGTCGACGCGGCCGAGCTTCTCGGCGCTGGCGGCCATCGTCTGGCCGGCCTGCAGCGCCATCTGCTGCTGTTGGGCCTGAGCCCGCGCGCTACGGGCCGCCGTCGCCTGCTCCGTCGAGACGATCAGCCGGCTGGGCACGCCCAGCAGGTCGCCATAGGCATCGACGGTCTGGTCGATATCGAGTTTGTCCAGAACGTCCGGCTTCATCGCCGCGGCACGGCCGGCAAAACCCACGAACCGCTCGATGCCGCCGGTCGCCACCGAGCGCTGGGCCTGCGCCAGCGACGAGACATATTCGATGCTGACACCCTTGCCCGCCATGGCCGGCGGCAGTTCCGGCACCTGCCCCGCCCGTTCCATCAGCGCGTAGACGCGGCGGATCAGCGGATCGAGCAGCTCGTCGTGCAGCCGCTCCAGCACCGGCCCCAGCATCACCATCTTCTCCTCGCGGCGCTCCACGATCTCGGTCGCCGAGCGCACGTCGTCGAGCTGGCTCATCATCAGGAAAAGGTCGGCATAGAACGCCGCCTGGATGCTGCGCTGCCGGTCGGCGATCGCCGAGGCGAGGTGACTGAGCGGCGGGTTGACCTGATAGGCGGGACGGAAGCCGACACCTGTCGGGTCGGCGACATAGGTGACCGCGCCCGCCAGCGTTGACGCCGTGTCGTTGCGCAGCGACGGCGGCGCCACCATCGGCGGGTTCAACATCTTCTCGAGCGCCTGGCCAAAGCGCTTCTGCAGGACATGCAGGCCCTTTACGTCGGGCAGCGCGTCCATGCCGGGCGAGCGGCCCCACACGTCGTTGCCGATCAGATGCCAGCGCGGGCACATCGCCGGAAAGACCTCGAAGCCGGAGACCGACAGCAGGCACTCATCGGCGCCCGCCTTCTCGTAGTAGACCGAGCGGAAGGCCATGTTGCGGTTGTCGGCGCGCTCCAGGTCGCGGTCTTCGTTGGGTTCGATCGCATGCACGACCGTGATCTCGCGGTCCCAGGTGCCTGCATCGTACTGCTCGCGCACCAGCGGCGAGACCGCGTCGCGGCCAAAACGCTCGACGAGCTGGAACACGGTGAGCGGGAATTCGCGGTAGAGCGTGTTCACCACCTGGCGGTCCGAGGAGGCGAGCCAATATTCGCCCACCGTCAGCGGCCAGGCGCGCACCACCTCCTCCTCGTCCTCCAGCACCAGCAACGCCGCCGAGCCGAAGACGCCCAGCTCCTCGTAGACGGTGGCCAGCGCGTTGTAGAGGTTGGACCGCGCGAAGACGCGCAGCATCGCCTCCTGCACTTGATCGAGCCAGGTGCGCACGCCTTTGGCCTGCACGAGCGCCGGATCGGCAACAGTGAGGCGGAACCACGGACGCGCCGGCGAGGTGACGCCCGACATCAGACCCGAGGCGAGCGTGCGGACAGCCAGGGTCCCGGTCGAATCGAGGATCTTTGCATTGACCTTGCGGCCGCGGTCGTGCTGTCCCGCAGTGCTGAGGAACTGGCCACGCCGCGGCAGGATGTTGTCGGAGAGCTCGCGCCAGTGCTGGAACCAGCTCTGGCGCTCGCGGTCGAGTGCGCCCATCCGGCGCTCGCAGTGGCGACGCAGGTCGCCGTCGGAAAGGGTCATGGTGTCCACTCCTCTCATTGACCCAGCAGGGTCTTGAAACCGGTGGTGTTGGGCGCCGGCGCATCGGCGAGGCCGAGGCCCGAGGTGGCGATGGTGCTGCGGTAGCCCTGCAAGCCGGCGGCGCGCCGGCGTGCATCCTCGCGCGCAGCTTTCACCGCCGGATCGGCGGCCTGGGGCGGCTCGGGAGGCGGCGGCGGCGCGGCCGGCATTGCCGGCATCGGCGGCGGCGGCGGGGCGGAGACGCCAGAGAAGAAGCACATGATTGGTCACTCCTGTCGGTCAGAGGTCGTGGAAAAGGTCGTAGTCGTGGTCCTCGTCGAGAATGCGGGGCCGCAGGTCGGCCTCGCGCCGTTGCCAGACCGGATGGATCGGCTGCGCAAAGGTGAGCGCCAGGGCGTCGCCCAAGTCGGGCGAGGCAAGGCCGCGTTTCTTCATGTCGTCCTTGCGTTCGAGCTGGATGGCGTTGCGCGCGTCGTAGCCGTATTCGACGCCGGTGAGGTCCTGGGCGAGCGCCCTGTCGTCGGGAACGGCGCCGGCCTTCAGCCACTCCTTCATGCGGCCCCAGATTTCGGCCCGCTTGTTGGCAAACAACGGACCGCTGCCCTCCGCCGTCCAGCGATCGGCCTTGCCGGCGAAGTTGACGCCGATCACGTGCGGCACGCCCAGCTGGCGCAGCCGGTCGACCACGCCGCCACCCACCCCGCCCTCGTCGACGAACACCGCATCGGCGCGATGCTGGGCCGCGACCTCGACCACGCGGCCAGCCAGCGTCATCAAGTCGATGCCGCGCATCACCAGCGGCGGCCGGCTGCGGGCATCGAGGCCCTTGCGGGCGAAGACCACCGAGCGGTCGTCGCCGAAACGGGCGACGTCGACGCCGATCACGGTCGGCTCTTCGGGCTGAGCCATCAGCTCCC